CCGGGAGGCCAATCAGTGGACCACATCCTATGAGCTATGCCCCAGAACTATCCCTAGCCCCTGTCAAAAGGTTTGATATAGAGGGCAAAGCGCATTATCTGGGGGTGTGGCCCAACCCTATAGATGGTGCCCCGTGGCTAGTCTTCACAACCGACATTGACGGTGATGGCGATCAGGACAGCCTGCATATTGAGCAGTGTGATGTCAGGCGGGTCAATGGTGATTACAGCAAGTTATTTGCTAGGGTGATAGCAGGATTACAGAGCCATATGGATAAGAAGCATAGTGAGAAAGCCCCGCTGTCAGCACATTTACAGGAACTGGCTGACTTCATACAGGGAGTCAAGATCAATGAGGGTACTGTTACTAGCAGCCATACTTATGGCGGGGTGCGCTAACACGTCCCCTATCACGACCACAGTCTCCCGGACTCAGGAATTTGAGTTCCCCCCGAAGGGCACCATAGCCTACGAGGTAGTGGATGTGGTGGAGTTGAAGATGCATGGTTGTGGCGTGGACGCCATTGGGTGTGTCACAGGGGTAGGAACGGACCACCCCAAGATATGGATAGGGGATTATCCAAGCAAGAATGGCAACAAATACACCTTTGACCATGAGTGCCAACATGTCATTTTCGGTCCAAAGCACATCAGGGAGCAGTAGGTGTCCGATAAATTCGTACAGGAACAGTTAAATGAGCTACAGATATCTCACGCAGAAACTAGAGTGGTTGCAGATGAGGCTATGGGTAGGGCTAAACGAAACACAGACCGCATTCTATCTCTGCGCGACCATTTAGCTGAAATTAAACGTGACATGATCACCAAAGACTCCATGGCCGATTTGTTGCGCAATGATCGCAATGAACAGGTGGTCCGGGGCGTCAAGTATGCAGCAGGACTGGTGATGGCTACGATTATAGTGAAATGGGCAGAAGCTATGCAATGGTTTCAGAACTTAGGTAATTAGAATGACAAGCAAGCTGGAAGAGTTCCTCAAGGCCGACAACGGCAACATCCTGTCCTTGTTACCCAAGGACAAGGTTGCTACCATTGGTGAGTCTGCTGTTAGTGAATACGAAGAGGACTCCAAGGATACGGACTACCTGGCCAAGAAGCGTTGCTGGAAAGAGGGCCAGAAGCTGGTTCAGATGGATGAGGAAACCAAAGACTTCCCATTTAAGAACGCCTCAAACGTCAAATATCCCCTACTTACAAACGCAGCAGTACAGTTTAACTCCAGAGCCTATCCTTCCATTGTTCAGGGTAACTCCGTGGTTAGGCCCAAGATTGTGGGCACAGACCCGTATGCAGAGCAGAAGCGAGAGATTGAGCAACAGGTAGAACAGCTCAAGGGCCAGCAAACGCCCGAGTCTCAGCAGCAGATGATGGTTCTGTACCAGCAGGCGGTAGAGCTTGAGTCCATGATCGGTGAGAAGATCAAGAAGGCTGAGAATGTGTCAGAGTTCATCAACTGGCAGTTATTCAATGAGATACCAGAGTGGGAGGAAGATACAGACAAGCTCCTGCTCAGACTACCCCTGTACGGCTCCATGTTCCGTTGTGTGTACTACTCTGAGGCCAAGCGCAGGATATGCACAGAGATACTGTCTCCTGACCAACTGGTCGTACCCATGGACACACAGTCCCTGAGGGACGCCACACGCATCTCTAAGGTGTTTAGCCTAGCACCACGGCACATCACAGAGCGTATCAGAGCAGGCATGTACATTGATGCTGAGATAGACGTACAGGATGAGGACAGCGAGGAGCCGGAAGACTTTATAGAGCAGTGCCGCTGGATTGATTTAGATGATGATGGATACAAAGAGCCTTACCTGGTAACTGTCCATATCGACTCAGGCAGGATGGTACGCATCTCCCCTAACTACAGGATGGAGGATGTGTATGAGAACGAGGATACAGGTGAGGTATTCCGCATTGATCCTGTTCAGTATTACGTCAAGTATGCCTTCATCCCCTCTACAGATGGCAAGTTCTACGACATAGGCTTCTTTGACCTGTTGCTGCCAGTGAACAAGGTGGTGAACTCCACAATTAATATGCTCATGGATGCGGGCACCTTAGAGAACGCAGGCGGTGGCTTTATCTCCAGTGACCTGGGGCTGAGAAAGAAAGGCCCCATGACGTTCGATGTAGGGGAGTACAAGACAGTATCCAACTCAGGTGAAGACATCAGCAAGTCGGTCTTCCCTATGCCTTTCCGGGGACCTTCATCCACCCTGTTCCAGTTACTAGGCTTTATGGTGGATGCAGGCCGGGACATTGGCAACCTCAAAGAGGTGCTGGAAGGCGAAACTGACAGAGAGATGACGGCCACTACGACCATGGCCCTTATCGAGCAAGGCCTGAAGGTGTTTTCAGGTATATACAAAAGAATACATCGTTCCTTAGGCTATGAGCTACAGCTCTACCGCTTCTGGAACTACGAGATTAGGAACCCGTTGTACGCAACAGTTCTTGATAAGCGCTTAACCCCTGAAGACTTCTCGGACGAGGACCTGGACTTTGTGCCAGTTTCAGATCCGGCTGTTACTACTGACATGCAGAAGGCCGCGAGAGTGGACTTTATGATGCAGTGGGTCAATGACCCATACTTTGATCAGTGGGAGCTAAGGAAGAAGATTTGGTCAGGCGCTAATATGGACGGGATAGATGACCTGCAAGCAGGCCAGAATCCTGAAGTCAAGCAGATGCAGGATCAGCTGCAACAACTGCAACAAATGCTCCAACAGATGCAGCAACAGTTAGATGACAAGACGTTTGAGAACAAGGTCACAGCATTAAAGACAGAAGGTGACCAGATAGTTCAGGAAGCGGTAGCCGTTGAAAAGGAAACCAATTCCATCAAAAATCTTGCCGACGCTGAGGCAGCAGAAGAAGGGGCGCAACTAGACAAATATAAGTCAGAAGTGGAGTCATTAGGTGGAAAAGGAAGAGTGGGAAGCGTGGCTGGAGATTCCGGTAACGCGTAGGGTTATAGCATTGTTACAGGAGAAGCACGACGAGTACCTCTCCGCTAAACAGTCATTAAACCCTGCAGCAGTGGCGGATGCACAGAAGTTCTTTGCAGCCTCCCTGGTGCTAGCGGCTAAGGCCGAGTCCTATCTTGCGATAGTCGAATCCTTTAATGTTGATGCTTTTGAGTCAATATTCGAGGAATAACATGAAAGACAGAAGCGCAAGAGGCATGGCCCTATCAGAGGTTGACTTTGATGGGAACAAGTCAGGCTGGCAAGCCTTGGACTACAAGGTCTTTGTTCGCAAGGACAAGGTAGAGGAGTTTTCTGCAGGGGGTATTGCAATGCCCGAAGCTGCACGAAAGCAGGAAGAGTGGAATGTGTCCACCGGGGTGATTGTATCCCATGGCGACCTAGCCTTTACAGACGGGCGTCGTGATGACGGTAACCTGTATGTATGGGGCCACAAGCCGCAGGAAGGAGACAGGGTAATTGTCAAGGAGTTTCAGGGTGGTCGCTTTGTAGGCGATGACGGTGAGGCTTACATGATATTTGCCGACAAAGATGTTGCGGGAGTCAAGTTATGAGTCAGATAGATGTAGCTACAGAAGCACCAGGTGAAGGCACTCATATTCCAGGTGAAGAAACAGTTGATGCAAGTGGTACTGTGTTATCGGTACAGCAACAGGCAGAGGCTGTGGGCTGGTATGAGAAAGACGGAGGGCTGAGCGCCGAAGAGTTCATTGAGAAAAGGAATGGACACAACGGTTTGCTACGCAAGGATCTGAACAAGGTGGAAAACCAACTTGCTTCAGCCCTGAAGCAGATAGAGGAGTCCAACGCCACCCAGAAGTCCATGGCAGAGTTTTTGCAGAAGTCCAATGCTGACTCCCATCGCAGGGGCTATGATAAAGCCATTGCTGATGCAGCAGCAGAGATGAAACAAGCCGTAGACGAGTCTGATGGTGATGCCTTTGAGAAGGCGTCCAAGCTAAAGGATCACCTGGAGGAGCAGAGGGAAAAGATTGATGAGCAGGTTATCGTGCAAACGCAAACCCCCATCGACCCTGTTCAACAAGACATCTTGAACTACCAGGATGCCCACCCAGAGTTGTTCGACACTTCAGTGAAAGCTGAAGCCTGGCAGAAGGAATTGATATACCAGGGTAAGCGCGGCTTGAGCTTCACAGATGCTGTTGACAAGGCCACAGAGGTGGTCCGACAGACACATTTACCCCAGAGGAGCCCCATGGGCCCTGTAGGCGGTGAGGTGGCATCTGGCCCTGTCAGTGAGTTCTCACAACTCCCTGCAGCGGCAAAGGCGGCATACGCCAAGTTTGCCAAGGCTAGCCCAGACTTTACTAAGGAAGCTTACTTAAAATCATACAACGAGGCAGGATAATGACATACGCAAAAGAACCACGCGAGAAGCGCTCAGAGCGCAATGAGGCACGTACAAGTTCGTTTAAGGCCAGAACAGGCGATAGGCAGCCAATGGGGGGTTATACCCTTCAACTCGCTGCTACCGGCATCCCAGAGGGCTATGTAGGCCGCTGGTTTATTGATGACGGGGAACGAATACAACAGGCTTTAAACGCGGGCTACGTGCCCATGTTAAAGGATGGATCAATAGGCGATATCGAGGTAAGTGGTGGGGACCTGGCTCATGAAGGGCAGTGGCACCAGAAGTTTACCGGCCAGACAGAGTTTGGCAAAGAAACGTCCTACCTTATGGCTATCCGCAAGGAGTGGTTTGACGAAAGTCAAGCAGCCAAGCAGGTGGATATTGATCTGTTCGACGAGGCAATCCAACAAGGCAAACAGTTCGACGCACGAGGCAACATGGTCACTGATCCGACCACGTATTCAAAGGCAAGCATTCAACATAATGCCGACGCTTTAAAGAGGTGATCCTCTTGGCTCGGCTTAAATTAACTAGCTGAGGATAAACACATGGCTAACACAGACTCTCCATTTGGTCTGAAGCCTATCGGGCCGGGCGCAGGTTCGCTCGATAACGGTAAGGTTACACACATGTACCTCCCTGCTGATTACGCGACCAACGTCTTTATCGGCGACCCTGTAATTAAGGTTGCAGCCGGATCAAATGACGTTGTTGTCAATGTAATCGGTGGTGGCTCGTTTGAAATCGGCTCTCTTGCCGAAGTCAACGTAGTCGCAGTAGGAGATACAAACGAAGCTACAGGCGTGGTTGTGGGCTTTCTGCCTACCACTAGAGACAGTACCGTTTACGGCGCTGCTTCAACCGTCCGTGTAGCACTTGTTAACACAGACCCGTATCAGGAATACCTGATCCAAGCAGACGGCGCAGTTCCGCCTCTGTCCATCGGTCTGAACGCGGTATTGATTGCTACGCATAGCGGCAATACTACTTCTGGCCTAAGCGGCATGGAATTGGATACTACATCCGACGTTCCTGCTGCTGACGCCTCTAACCAGCTGATCATCCTACGCATGTACAACGCGCCAGATAATGAGACTAACGCAACGCATAACAAAGTTATCGTTCGCTGGAACCTCAATACTGATGCAGCGACACGCGCTGGCACACTCGGCATATAAGGAGAATAGAACATGCCTATTAATACTGGTAGTCACCCTAAACTCCTGTGGCCGGGTATTCAGGATATCTGGGGTCGTTCTTACGGCACTCATGGTGAACAATGCAAAGACATCTTCGACGTTGTAGGCTCTGAAAAGGCTTACGAAGAAATCGTTGAAGTAACTGGTTTTGGCGTTGCCCCCGTGAAGTCGGAAGGAGCTTCCACAGTTTATGATACCGAAACACAGGGTACTGTCACCCGAGCAACTCACGTTGCATACTCTTTGGGCTACATCGTAACCCAGGAAGAGTTGGATGACAACTTGTACCTTGAGGTATCTGGCACACGGGCTAAAGCAAATGCTTTCTCCATGTATACGACTAAGGAAACTGTTGCGGCTAACGTCTACAACAGGGCCTTTAACTCTACGTATACCTTTGGCGATGGCAAAGAGATCCTTGCCACTGACCACCCGACTCTGTCTGGTGACCAGTCCAATGAACTCGCTGTTGCTGCAGACCTTTCTGAAGCATCACTTGAAGACTTGCTTGTTCAGATCATGAATACCAAGAACTCTCGTGGACTCAGGATTGCCCTGCAAGGCAAGACGCTTCACGTAGCACCGGGTAACGTATTCAACGCCAACCGAATCCTTAAGAGCACGTTGCAGAATGATACTGCTAACAACGCTATTAACGTGGTTCGCAATTCAGGCTTCCTGCCTGGCGGCTTGAAAGTGAACAACTACTTCTCTGATGCCGATGCATGGTTCATCCGAACTGACGCACCATCTGGAATGACCTTGTTCCAACGTAAATCTGTTGAGTTTTCTCAGGACAACGACTTTGATACTGGCAATGCTAAAGCGAAAGCTTATGAGCGTTACAGCCTCACTGTTGGCGACTTCAGAAGCCTCTTCGGTTCACCTGGCGCTGCATAACCATCCGGGGGCCTCCGGGCCCCCTTCTACGGGCACCACTTGATTGGTGCAGGAGAAAAACAAATGGCTTCACCATATAAATATACTAACTTTGGTCGGTTTTCAGGCGGCGTTAGCATCGGGGAATCCCCGGTTCCGCAACCTGTTGGCGATATCGTTTGGGTTGATTCCAGCTCAACGGGTTCTTATGGAACCCATGACAAGCCTTACACCACGCTTGAGGCTGCTTTGAATAGCGGTCTTTCTGCCAATGTAGGCACACAGATCCACATCAAACCTGGCCACTCAGAGAACTTCGGGGCTGCAGCAGCAGCTACTTGCGATGTTGCTGGCGTGACTATTGTTGGGCATGGTTCTGGCGCTGATCAGCCACAGTTTTTGTTTACAGCAGCAGCAGCAGACATGAATATTACTGCAGCCGATGTTGTCTTTATTAACTGTCGCTTTACGGCTAACTTTATTGATGTTGTATCAGGTATTGATATTTCTGCCAACGGTGCAGGCTTTCACGGATGTCTCTTTGATGACTTTTCCGCTGCTAGCTTGAACTATCTGGAAGTAATCAATTGTGCTGACGGTGTCGATGACTTTACGATGTCGGGATGTACTTACATCGGTAAGGATGCTGACAACAACAATGTTGTTACCTTCGCGGGTACACATGAAAACTGCAAGTTTTACGACAATAGCTTTTACACAACTGTAGCACAAACGGCTGGGACAGGCTTCATCAAGTCCACTACGCAAATGCTTCAGTGTGAGCTTGTCCGAAACTTTATGCACTCTGAAACAGCGGCTGCTGCTAACTCATTCGTTGAGCTGGCTAACGCTACTAACACAGGGTTTGCCATTGACAACCAGATATCATCTGTAGACACAGACGCTACGGCTGCTAACGCAATCGAAGCCTTTGACGTTACAGGGCTTCACAGCTCGGGTAACAAGTTCACTGGCGGTGCTGCAGATGGTCATGGTATCGAGACATTCACCACGGTTGATGACTTAACCTAATGAATGTAGCAATCCTAGCCAAAGGGGATACCTTAAAACAGTTCCCCGGAGGCGACGGGTTTACAGAGGTCTGGGGGTTGAATCAGCTTGGTTTGACCCACGACCTCGACAGGTTGTTTGTAATGGATGACCTAAAGATGAGAATGCCGGCGTGGGACCAAGACCTCCCAGAGAAGCTGAAGTCCTACAAAGGCAGGATCATCACATCAAGAGAATACCAGGAGTGGCCTGCTAGCGAGGCGTTCCCTTTAACGGATGTCGCCCAGTTCTTTGGGTTACCTCTGGGCCTCTCTTACTATTCAACGGTTGATTACATGATTGCACTGGCGATATATGAGGGTGCAGATAGGATTGATCTTTTTGGAGTGGATTGCGCCAGGCCAAGGCGGGAGGAGACAGAGAGAACCTCTATTGCTGGCTGGATTAAAGCGGCCCAGTCCAAAGGGATTAAAGTTGTGAGTTACGAGGGCTCGTTCTTTTACTGGTTCACATCAACCGGGGCCTGTTACAACCAAGGGCTGTATGGCTATCACCAGCCCCCGAGAATAGAGTGCTTGGCTCAGAGGCCCTAGACAGGTTCTTGGGGTACGGCTTTCAGGATGTTCTGGATGTTGGCTCTGGTGCCGGTAGACACGCAGCCATTATGCGTGAGGACGGGATGAGGGTTGCGGAGCTAAACTGGCCTTGTGACTACATGGATTGGGCGGGGAGGTATGACGCCATCTGGTGTTGCCACGTACTTGAGCATGTTTCCAACATCGGGGCCTTTCTCGGCAAGATGGCAGATGAATGCGAAGTATTATGTGTAACAGTACCACCGGCCAAGCACAACATTGTGGGAGGCCATCTCTCAACCTGGAACGAGGGGCTGCTGCTATACAACCTTGTCATGGCGGGGATTGACTGCTCAATGGCCCGGGTTGGGGTCTACGGCTACAACATATCGGTGCTGGTGGAGGTGGAGAGGTTTGATCTGCCAGAGTTGCACAGAGACAGGGGTGATTTGGAGTTATTGCAGGACTACTTTCCTGTATCCATACCACAGAACACGGACGGACGGTTAGGGAATATTAACTGGTGAGAACAAAAGATGAGTACGTCCATGGGGCCCATAATGTCATTTGTGACAGGTCGGGCTTCAAGGTCAAATCTACCGATGTTCGCAAAGAGTGGAACCGCTCAGTCGTGCGTAAGGAAGACTTTGAGCATCGCCACCCCCAGGATTTTGTCCGAGGGGTGCGCGATGATCAGTCGGTGCCTGACCCCAGACCAGGGGCGCCAGATGCACCGACACATTCTAACACAACCCTGGACGCTGATGAATTGAGCGGACAGACAGTCATAAGCGTAGCAGCCACCACAGACATGACGGTGGGTGATGCAATTATGATACAACAGGACAATGATATATTTCACCTGTCCAATATCGCCTCCTTCTCGGCTGGCGACACAGTAACAATAGATGATGCATTGACATACAAGGCTTCCTCAGGGAACTCCGTGGTTATAGCGTCAGCACAGACATCGGATGGTGATCTTTAATGGCTACATCAGGAACGACAGCATACGATAGAACAGGCGCACAGATAGCTGAACATGCAGCTAGGCTGGTGCGTATCATCGGTATTGATGAAACCTTGGACACCGCATCAGGTGGACAGGAAGACCAAATATTGGAATCCCTTAACCTCATGATCAAGTCAGAGCAGATGAAGCTTGGCTTGTGGCGGCTAAGGGAGGCCAGAATGTTTCTAGTGGATGGTACAAGTGAATACACCCTGCCCCCGACAGCCTCGACCAATTATGCATGTGACATATCGGAATTGTCGGAGACAACCCTGGATGCGGCGGAAGCGTCGGGACAAACAGTCCTGTCGGTTACTTCTACTTCTCAGGGTGCAGGCTTTGCCAACTCGGATGTCATTGGAGTGGTACAAGACGATGACACAATACACTGGTCCACGATTGCGTCATTTGTCACTAATGACACGGTTACGATCAATGATGCCACGACGGCGGCGGCGGCGAGTGGAAATAAGGTATACGCATACACTACAGCGGCACCCAGGCCTCTCAAGATTATATCCGCGAGAAGATTAAACTCTGCCAATGAGATTGAGATGTATCACCTGGCGAGGGAGGAATACTTCAACCTGCCCAACAAGACGTCCACAGGGACGCCTACAGAGTTTTTCTATGACCCCCAGCAGGGTACAGGCAAGGTCTATCTATGGACCGTACCGAGCACTGTAGACGATGTGGTGAACTATACCTACATGGATGAGCTAGAGATCATATCAGCCAACACTGAAACCAGCAACTTCCCACAAGAGTGGATGGAGTATCTGGTATACGGCTTGGCCATGAGGATAGCCCCGCTGTACGGTGGGTCTATATCCACTGAGGTGCTGGCTGTATATACCCAGGCCAGAGAGATGCTTGAAGGCTGGGACCAGGATGATGCTTCGGTTATCTTCTCCTACGGCCCATATGGAAGACGCTAAATGAGACTGCCCTTACCATGGTCTGATTACTCCTCTACTCGTGTACCTACGAGTGAGCAGAGGACGGTGAACATGTACCCGCACTCCAAGGATGGGTGGCGGCAGTTTCCTGGCATATCGACATTTGCGGAAGTGGCAACCCTGACCCTGAACGACACCTACGATGGGTCTAGCGCATTCAGCAGCGGCAGTGGCTTGCGGTTTAAGCCTGACGGTACAGAGATGTACGTCATGGATAAAGGCGATGACCAAATAGAACAGTTCACGCTGTCATCTGCATGGGACATCACCACTGCAACTGCGACCGGCAATATACAGCTGACAGGCCCCAACTCGTCAGGGAATCGGTCCACCATCATAGCCTTTAAGTCTGATGGAACAGAGGTGTACTGGACTTATAACAATAGCACAACAGGGGCCCAGTATTTGATGCAGTGGACCCTTTCTGTGGCTTGGGATATAACCTCGGCAACAGTGACGACTGAGAAGTTTATAGGCAGCTTTGGTGTCAACAAGACCTGGATAGGCGACATGAAGGCTGATGGCACAGAGATATACATGGGCCAGGCAGGGTTGACTCCGACCATTACCACATACACCCTTGGCACTCCTTACGACGCCAGCACCATAACAGCCAGCGCAGACGATATTACGCTCACAGTGGAAGTGGGGGCGATAGGCTTCAATTCGTCCTTTTCCGAAATGTATGCGGCCAACGCCGATAACATCTTCAGGTATGACTTCTCAACCCCGTACACATTAGCCACAGGCAGCTTGGCGGCCACCTTTGATGACTCCACCATCACAGACGGCAGCGCAATTACTGTGGGCAGCTCTGACGCTAAAGTATACGCAATAGACAGTGACACCAACGGGCAGGTGGTTGAGTTTGACGTGCTGGCCCAGACAGGCCGTGGTGCTATTTGCATGGATGGCGTGTATTATGCAATCTGCTCTACAGGGTTATTCTCTGTTACGTCAGCAGGCGTCACCACGAACATTGGCACTATTGTGGGCACCGACAGAGTGGTCATGGAGACAGACGGCGTCCAACTCGTCATCACTACCGCCAACACCATATACGTATACACGGTAGCGGGCGGCCTGGTTACCGTTACTGACGCAGACGTAGAAGATACAGCCAAGTCATCAGCCTATCTGGATCTGGCCTTCTACCTGGATCAGGCTAGCGGCCAGTTCATAGCATCCGCCAACAATGATGCTACGTCATACTCGGATGATGATAAGATTGAAGCCGAGAGTTTTGCAGATGATATCTTGCGCATGTTTGCACACAACCAGTTGCTATACGCGTTTGGTGAGACATCCACAGAGGTATGGTACACCTCAGGCACAGGCAGACCCCCTATTACCCGCCAACAGTATATTGAACGTGGTGTGGTGGGTACGCATGCTGTAGCCTCCATTGACGACACCATCTTCTTTGTTGACCAGTTCCGCAGGCCTAATGCTATGTCTGGGCTGGAGTACAAGCCCATATACACCCCTGCGGTTGCTGAGGCTTGGGATGCGTACACCACAGACTCTGACTGCATTGTGACTGCTTACAGTTACCGCCAGCAGGTCTTTGTGGAGTTTATCTTCCCTACAGACGATGCAAGCTGGACCTATCACGTCAGTTCAGGTGAGTGGACAGAGCGTGAGGATACTTCCAACAACAAGTTTCGCAGTATTGAGTACGTGAACTGTTACGACAAGTTGCTGGCTCTGGACCACTCCAGCGCCAAGGTATACCAGTTCGCAGAAACAACCTACACAGACAGCAGTGTCAGCATCACCCGCACCAAAGACGTAGGCGTCATCACATCAGAGATATTCGGGGATACATCAGCCTTTGGCAATGAGTTGATATGCAACTCCTTACGGCTCACCACAGAGTCCACAGGGGCTGCTACGCTCACGATTAGCCTTGCCAAGGACGGTGGGGCCTTTGCCCAGTCACGGACCATGACGCTTACAGCAGGCACCCAGGTGCGTGAGTTGAACGCATGGGGCAAGTTCAGGGAGGGTATCTTCCGCATCACCACCACCTCAGATGTAGGGGTAGACCTTGTGTCTGTCTCGGCTGACCTGGAGATGCTGGATGGCTAGGAACTTACGAGATCCTAATGCCCGTCTGCAGATGATTGGGCAAAAGCCTACTGAAGTGCAGCTCAAGGAAGTACGTGAAGTCCTGATTGACATGTGGTCATTGGTATCACCCTTCTCTGCATCCCAGACAACCTCCTACACTGTCACAGGTAACGTGGGCCATGAAAGGGTTATTATGGCCAATACATCATCAGCAACTGTTACATTACCTAGCTTTCCTGATGACCTGTCAGAGGTTTCCATCAAGAGAACAGATGCACAAGTAACGATAGACGGCAACGGCAAGAACATTGACGGGCAGACAACCCTTATTCTAGGCACACAATATGATGGGGCGCACATGGTTTACACTGACGCTGCGGGAGAGTGGAGCCTAATATGAGTTTCTTTGCCTTTCCAAAAGATTCACAGGGTAACGCCCTGGTTACAGACCAAGCCGCTGCGGAGGCGGTAGAGAAGTTGATCAACCAGATCACTTTGCTAAACCTTCGCTTTGAAGAAGCATTCAGAACAAACATTACTTTAGATGACGTTACAGACGAGGACATTTTATGAAAATTGAAGATGGTAAGGGCAAGAGTGGGGATATGTCTGTCAGTGCGTCACAGCGCGGCAACGTATCGGCCAAGACTGCCCCAAGAATATTTTACATCAGCCGGGATGACAGTTTGGCGTTCAACGCCATCAGTGTCGGAGACTTCTCCTATGACATTGGCGAATATTGCTTTTACCTAAAGAACACTTCTTCCACCAGAAACATGATGATCCAGCATATTGAGTTTCACTCTGTTGATGCTATCCGGTGGGTGGTACATGAGGTTACTGGTACGGCGGCGGCTGGTACAGCCATTATCCCGTCTAACCTAAACCTAGCGTCCGGTATTCCGGCAGAAGCCACGGCGATGGGTGGGGGCGCGGCTATCACTGGATTAACACCGGTCAAGACTGTCGGTACGCACAGAACAGGTGTATTTGGTGAAGGCGAGATGGATTACGCTGGCTCGCTGATTCTTGGCCCAGGAAATGCCATAGCGGTGGAGTACGACAACGAATACAGCACTACCACGGGTTTTGTCGAGATAGATGCTTTCTTCCACTATGAAGGTATAGGCGTAACCTAAATGGCGAAGGTTGAGATAACCAATGACAGAGGCATCCAAGCCAATGTGTCCAATGAGAAAGAGGTGCATGTTATCGCTGCCCCCTATCCTCCATTGGGGGAGCAGAAGGTACAACCGTTCAGGCAATATCTGACGGCTGACGGCACCTCTACCGGCTCAACGGATATGGGTATTGACGGGTCTGTCACTAACACAGACTTCTGGATACCCGCTGACGCTGAGAATGACAGGTACATCACCAGCCTGAACTTTCTTATTGGTTACGCTTCATCGGGTCAGCCTTTTGAGTGGGCTGACGGTACAGCCTTGACCAACGGCTCGCGGTTGTACTACGAGAACCGCCACGGTGAGCATGATATACACCAAGCCATCAAGACCAATGAGGACATGTTTCGTTTAACATTCTCCAGGGTTGAGGCCAATTGGGAGCTTAGACACGTTCTGCAAGCCAATGACTACGGGTACTTCATATCCTTGGACTTGACCAAGATGGGGCTACCATTCGGTATCAAGTTGGATGCTGGTAGTTCTCAGCGACTGGTGTGTTGCATCAGGGATAACGCAGGCACATCAGCATTGAAGTTTGATATTATAGGTTACGGGTTTGAGAGGTTCCCGTAATGACCGACGCAGCCTTCGAGAAATACCTCTGGATGGTGGAGCAGGGCTATATAGACGCAAACAACGATGGTCAATTCTCCAATGAGGAGTATACGACTGGACCGGGTAATACCTATGACGGGGGCAAGGAAAGCTTTAATGTTAGTGCGCCTGCCTCTAAGATGCACCTGCAAGCACCGGCACTGTCTGCGCCTGATATAACCGCTCCTGAGTTGCACAAGCCGCAGATTTTACCCGACTCCGAGGGCTTTAAGCCTGAAGCTATTGACTGGGATACCCGTGTCTCTGAGATGGCAGACCCGGAAGCCCAGTCCACTATAGATGGCAGGTACGACCCGGTTTGGCTGAGCGGGCAAGGTGCTGACTGGTCACCATTAGGTGATGGGATTAATCAAGCCGGTACTGGCGACGATGACAACCTGGTTGGACAGGACCCATCAGGCTTCTTCCTTAGCCCAGAAGTTATTGCAGGCCTTGTACCCGGGGTTAGGGATGCTAGAACCAAGATAGGCGAGTTGATTGACCAAGGTGTTATAGACCCGTCCACCCTGCCTGACCGTATGCTGGAGCAGTTGGCTAGCACTATGCCTGACCCAGATGGTACAGCAACCCTTGGGGATGCATTGAAGTTTGCTGCAGGTGAAACAGCAGGCATACCGGATACAGAAGATCATGGGCCGGGAGCCACAGACCAAGACGTAGAGGATGCCAAGGCAATACTGGAAGACTCAGGAGGTATTGATACTGCCCCGGGTTGGAGTGTAGCCGAAAACTGGGAGCCTTCAGCAGAAGATACAGCATGGATGGAAGGCCATGATACTGGCGCCTTAGAAACATGGGCAGATGAAGACGGTATCATATGGCATGGGCTGCCAGGCAACAAGGAAGAGTCGGCCCGGGTTGGTGAGCAGAACAACGTCTTTGACAAGCTATTTGATGTCGGAAAGGACAGGATACGCAACGCGGGCATTGACTTAGGCCCTGTGACCATATCAGCAGGCGGTGTCTGGGACTTCATTGTCAACGCAGGCAAGGATAGCAATGGCACACCTATTGGTGCCACTGTAGCCCAAGAAGTGATGGATGGTACATCAGATAAGGATGGCAATCCTACAGGCGTGGTGCTTGACACAGAAGACCCTGTGCTGGACCCTGATACTACGGTAGAGCCTGTCACCAAGATATT